ATTGTCAGAAACCTTGAGTCTCTGGTAGAATGTTTAAAGTCGGAAATTTATTCCGACACAGATGCTTATAAAGCAAGTTATGATCAAGTTGCACCTTATTTGACGGATTACGACGAAGTATTTTATGACGGAGATGATGATGGATACCCAGATTGATGAGTTTGAGTATATGAAACCAGAAGTTAAACTTATCAGTGTTACGCCTGATGCAGAGAAGCACATGGCATATTGTGCTCGTGTAAGTAACCCTGCGAACCAGGAGAATGAAAAATTCTCTGGACTTCTCAAGTATTGTATTCAGCATCAGCATTGGAGTATCTTTGAGCAGGCAAGTATGACTGTAGAGATCAATACTACTCGTGGTATTGCAGCACAAATTTTACGACACAGATCATTTACATATCAAGAATTTTCGCAGCGTTATGCTGATAGTACTCTTCTTGGTAAGACAATTCCTCTGCCAGAACTTCGTCGTCAGGATACAAAGAATCGTCAGAATTCAATTGATGATATTCCTGATTACTTGAAACTGACTCTGACAGAAGACATTCGCATTCATTTTGAGCACTCTTTACGCCTCTACAATCGTCTTCTAGAGAAAGGAGTGGCAAAGGAATGTGCAAGGTTTGTACTGCCTCTAGCGACTCCTACACGCCTCTATATGACAGGTTCTGTGCGTTCTTGGATCCACTACATTGATCTTCGTTCAGCACATGGTACACAGAAGGAACATATGGAGATTGCAGAACTGATTCGTTGTATCTTTACTTGTCAGTTCCCTGCAGTATCTGAAGCACTTGGTTGGACTCGTGAGGGTTGTTCTGAGTGTGATGATGCACCTTCTATTACCATCGAATAAATATCCCTATACATTATTCTTAACAATGCCAGTATATCCAGTTAAAAATCTTAAAACGGGTGAGACACAAGAACTTACCATGACAGTTGCTGACTATGAGCAGTGGAGAAAAGAAAACCCAGATTGGGATAAAGATTGGTCTCAAGGATGTGCTGGAGTCGGTGAGGTAGGTGAGTGGCAACAAAAACTCGTAAACAAAAATCCAGGATGGAATGAAGTTCTTCGTAGAGCATCGAAAATGCCTGGCGCAAAAGTAAAACCTCTTTAATATATGGCACGTAAAAGAGCACCGAACCCAGTACCATTTGGAATGAGCAACAGACAGATGAAACGTAAAAAGCCAATCAATCTTGATATAATGAAGACGATTGATCCTTTGACTGATAATCAAGAGGCACTCTTCAAAGCGTATAAATTACAACAAAATATAGTTGCATACGGAGCAGCAGGTACTGGTAAGACATTTATTACTCTCTACAATGCTCTTCGTGATGTTCTTGATGAAAAAACTCCTTACGAAAAAATTTATCTTGTACGTTCCCTTGTGGCAACTAGGGAGATTGGTTTTCTTCCAGGTGATCATGAAGATAAATCCTCTCTCTATCAGATTCCATATAAGAACATGGTAAAATACATGTTCGAAATGCCTGATGACTCTGCATTCGAAATGCTTTATGGCAATCTTAAAACTCAAGGTACTATTAGTTTCTGGAGTACTTCTTTTATTCGGGGAACTACTCTGGATAATGCAATCATCATCGTTGATGAATTCCAGAACTTGAACTTCCATGAACTTGATAGTATCATTACTCGTGTTGGTGAGAACTCTAAGATTATGTTCTGTGGTGACGCAACTCAATCTGATCTTGTCAAGACAAATGAACGTAATGGGATCATTGATTTTATGAGAATTTTGAGAGTGATGCCATCTATGGCAATGGTGGAATTTGGTGTAGAAGATATTGTTCGTTCTGGACTCTGTAAAGAATATCTTGTTGCTAAAATGGAATTGAATCTCTGATGTTTAATCATGTTGAATTGGATCTCCCTTTACTACAAAGGGAGATGATTGATGGAGTTCGTTATTATAAAGTTCATGATAATGATGAACTCCAAAAGTTTGTTTCTATTACATCTGTAATCAGTCATTTCAATAAAGAAAAGTTTGCTTCTTGGAGAGCAAAGGTAGGAAATGAAGAAGCAGATCGTATTACTCGTAAAGCGACAAGTCGTGGTACAGATACTCACACTCTAATTGAGCAGTATTTAAAAAACCTGGATTGCAACTCAGATGTTCTTCCTATTTCAGAACATCTCTTTCAAGTTGCAATCCCTGCTCTTAAACGTATAAATAACATTTATGCTCTTGAAGGTTCTCTTTACAGTCAATACTTAGGTGTTGCTGGTACTGTAGACTGTATTGCTGAGTTTGATGGGGAACTCTCAATCATTGACTTTAAGACTTCCAAGCAACCAAAACCAAGAGATTGGATTGATGGATACTTTGTTCAGTGTTGTGCATATGCATGTATGCTTCACGAACTTACTGGATTGTCTGTTAAAAAGTTTGTCATCATTATGACTTGTGAGAACGGAGAGTTAGAAGTATATGAAGAATACGATAAAGCAAAATATATTCGACTATTAACTCAGTATATCAAAAAGTTTGTAAACGATAAGACTTCTTGACTGTAAAATATTTTTGTTTTATAATGATACCATTAGTTGAGGAAAGAGATTGTACATCACAGTTTTGGGGCAAATGGAGAACGAATTAGAAAAAGCATTAGAGAACAAATTTTTCTGTCCTTCTCGATTTGCTCAAGAAATCGAGAATCTGGTTCAGCACAATGAAGATATGAACTATATTGATGCTATCATTCACTTCTGTGAAAAGAATAGTATTGATGTGGAATCTGTTCCTAAACTTATTTCAAAACCACTCAAAGAAAAGATTAAGTATGAAGCAATGGAGTTGAACTTCCTCAAGAAGACATCCAGAGCAAAATTAGTTTTTTGATCCATTTTTGGGGGCAAAAATTCCCGGCAAAATTTTTCGCGTATTACTTTTTTAATGGTGCCTTTTGAAACTTACAAGACATACCTTGCCCTGAAGAATCACTTCACGAAAGATTCTTATGATTATCACAAATATCAAGGTAAGAGTCGTGCATCTCTCCAGTCCTTCTATAAAAGAAAGGATAGGTATTGGTTTGAGAAACTATCAAGACAAAAAGAAGATAAGGAAGTTGTCGATTTCTTTGTAGCAAACTTTGTTTCTTGTACTGATCCTCAGACATTGTGGATTGGAGAGATGATTAAAGAGGGAGAAGGTAGATATAAATCCTGGCAAAAAAGAATACAATCTCTTTCTTATTTGTTTCGGGAAGAGTCTCAACAATTATTTGAAAATAAATTTGAAGAAGTATTTGATTGTTCTAAGGGACATCCACCGCTTCTTAAAAGTTTCCTGATCGGTAAAATTAGCCTAGAAACCTTAGTGATCTATGATAAAATTTTCCTGTTCGGGAAAAGATTTGACAAAAAATTAAAAGATCCTGTGTGGGAAACCGTCAGTATGAGAATGAAAAAGTATTCTCCTTTCCTACATATAGATGTATTTCGTTATAAAAAAATTCTGAAAGAACTAGTTGTAGGAGAACGATGAGTTTCTTTGAATCTGATGTAGTCCGCGCTGAAATAGCAGAAATTTCTGATCTTCAGCAAGAAGTTTATCGAAGTGTTTTTGATTTTCCTAGAATGTCTAGGGAAGATAAAATTCATCATGTGGATTTGTTGGATAGACTTCTTAAAAAACAACAGATCCTTTATACTCGTTTAAGTTTGTCTGATGATCCTCAGGCAAAGGAGATGAAGAATAAAATTTCTGAGTCTGCTTCCATGATGGGACTTCCTCCTAACGTTGACATGAGTGTGATCTTTAAAAACATGACATCCCTTCTGGAAGTCATGCGAGATCAGATTGACAAGACTGGTTCTGACATGTAGAATAACGAGGTACACAAAAGCCAAATCCGTACACAATCCGAGGTATACAAATGTCTTTCGAAAATCTTAAAAAGCAGTCCAAACTGGGTTCTCTGACTGAGAAACTGGTGAAGGAAGTAGAGAAAATGAGCACTGGTTCTGGTGGTGCTGATGAACGATTCTGGAAACCAGAGATGGATAAAACTGGTGTCGGTTCTGCTATCATTCGCTTCCTGCCCGCTCCTGATGGCGAGGAAGTTCCTTGGGTAAAAATGTACTCCCATGCCTTCCAAGGTCCTGGTGGTTGGTACATTGAAAATTCTCTTACTACAATCGGACAGAAAGATCCTGTTTCCGAGCACAACCGTGAACTGTGGAACAGTGGTAGTGAGAAGGATAAAGAAACTGTTCGTAAGCAGAAGCGTAAACTGTCCTACTACAGCAACATCTATGTAGTGAAGGATCCCGCTCATCCTGAGAACGAAGGTAAAGTCTTCCTGTTCAAGTTTGGTAAGAAGATCTTTGATAAGATCCTGAACGCAATGCAACCTGAGTTTGAAGACGAAGAACCGATCAATCCCTTTGACTTCTGGGGTGGTGCAAACTTCCGTCTGAAGATTCGTAAGGTTGAAGGTTATTGGAACTATGATAAGTCTGAGTTTGATTCTCCTTCTG